GCTCCTCCACTAGCCCCTGCAGGTCCGGGGGAGCCCGCTGCAGGCGCCTTCGCTCCTCCGCGGCAGTCCGCTCGCTCTGCGCATTTCCCCGCTCCACGAGCCTCCGCAGCTCGCCCTGGGCTACCAGCAGCAGATCCTCGGCCCGGCGCACCTTCCTGCGCGACAGCGAATTGTCTGCCTCGGCCTCCCCGCGCGCATCCGCCAAGGCATGCTCCCTGCGCATGACTTCAGCCCTCAATTCATTCAATTTCGCGCTTTCGACCAATCGAGCCTCCGTGACCACGTGTCCGTGCGCCCCCCCTTTTCCCTACTTTCCCCCACAATTCACTTTTCGCTCTTATACCCCCTCTTTGTTCCTTATATTAAGATGTTACTACTATAGAAGAAAAAACGGTCACTACTGTCACTACTGCTTAAATATGCCAGTGCTATCATCGATTTAATGCTATGACCATTTCCGTGACCGCACACCATGACCGTTTGGAACGGTCATCACCACTTAGGCCATCGGTCACGCCATGGTCACACCTGTCGGTCACAGCCTTTTGTAATGCTCAGTACGCATGGCTTGAATGGATGGTTTTTCATCCCAGCCGCCTGGGATGTCCTCGTTGACAGGTTTGCCGGAGGTTGTCGCATTGGTCGTCTTGCCCTTGAACAGATCGCTCGAGATCGCCGTCTGCCAGTAGCGCAGGCCGTCCTCGTTCAGCTTGATGCCGGCATAATATCTTCGGATGTTCTTGCGCAGCTCCTTGCGGTTGATCGCCACCCGGCTGTCGCCCAGCGCCGCCAGCGCCCGGCCAATGCTTTCATTGTTGGGAATGCCGCGGTTCTCGCCCTTATGCTCCACCCACCAGGCCGAGAACGCCGCGCAGAAGTCGGCAGACGACACCATCATGTCGAGGTCGAACTCACAGCAGTCTTCGACAAAGCCGGCAACCAGGTTGCTATCGAGCCGGATCTCGTGCGCCACCAGCAGGGCCTCTTCCGGCTGCCGGATGTAGCCGCGCGCCAGCGCCCGCCGCAGTCCCGCCACGGCCCACGCCAACAGCCCCGGCAGCTCCCGCTGAAGCACTAAGGTGGATGGCCGGCCCAGGCCCAGCCGCAGCGCCTCCGCGGCAGCTCCGATCGGGCGCGCCTCGTCGAACTCCTGCCGGCACTTCACCACCACGATCCGGCTCACGATCGCCTTCGAGGCCTCCTGGAACTGAGGCGGGTTGTTGGTGCCCCACAGCACCGGGACCGTGACCCGCCGCGACAGGATCGGGCCGTTCTTGATGTTGATCTGCACCGGCTCGCCGGTCACGATCGCCTTCACGGTCGACGAGAAATGCCACTTGCGCTGGTCGAACGCCTCGTGCAGCACCCAGGGCAGCCGCCGGGTGAACGGCATCAGGCCGTGCGAGCCGTCGAGGGCGTCGAGCGCCACCGTGTTCTGATCCTCCCCGAACAGACCGGCCATCACCTCGAGCAGGCCGGACTTGCCGGCATTCGATCCGCCCTGGAAGATCAGCGCCTTCGACAGCCCCCGCGGCTTGGCGTCGATCAGGCCGGCGCCGAGCATCTCCTGCAGCAGCTCGACATACTCGACCAGCACGTCGTCGGGGCGATCGGCCAGCACGTCCTCGAGCATGATCAGCCACCACGGGCAGGATGCGGCGGGGTCATAGTCGCATTCGATCCGCCAGGTGCAGAAATGCTCCGGCGCCGGCGGCTCCACCTCGCCGGTCATGGAATTTACTAGCCCGCTCCGGGTGGGGACTTTTCCATGAGCATCGAACGGGATCTCCCCGACCGACTGCAGGTCCGGATGCCGGACGATCCAGCCCCGCGTCTCGCTGACCAGGGCATTCTTCGACTTCGCCTCGGTGCCGCGGATGCACTGCTCGATCTGGGCGTCGAGCCAGGCCCGCAGCGAGCGGTCGTCCTCCATCCGCCACAGCCCGTCGCAGTAGCGCCAGGCGCCCTGCGCCTCCGTAAACAACAGCCGCTGCCCCGACGCCTCCAGGCCGGCCAGGAAGATCGCCCCGACGTCGAGATGGTTCACCTTGCCGGCCCGCCGCGGTGCCGCAGGCGCCGCCTTGCGCCGCGCGCGCTCCGCACCCAGGTCCGTCACCCGGGCCTCGGTGGCGCTGGCCTCGGCAGCGGTGGCGGTTTCACGTGAAATCTCCGGCTCCTCTCGCGGCGGGAACTTCTTCAGCGCGCCGGTGCAGGCGACCCGGATCGCCTTCTCCTCGGCGCGCCAGTCCCAGGCCGGGTTGTCCTGCGCCGCGCGCCGGGTGGCCTCCATCAGGATCGACACCACCTCCTCGAGGTCGCGCCCGGCACTTATCAGCGAGGCAGAGACGCGGACCTGGGTATCGTGGATGTTGCCGGCGCCCATTTCGGCCAGCGCCGCATCGACGTCCAGGCGAGGCCTGTGGCCCATCTGAGAGGCCATCTCCAGGAAAGGGTTATCCGTTGCTGGAATGTTCTCGGGGATGTACGGAGAACGCTTGGTCGTATTGGTCGTATTGGTCGCATTGGGCGCCTTGGGCGCAACGATCGCCTTGCGCGTCAGCACCGGGCGCTGGTATTCGATCCACTCGGCCAGCCCCTCCAGCTCGTAGCGGGGCCCGTCGAGCCAGTCGGCCTTCACCTCCCGCATGTCGCCATACTTGGAATTGTGGGTGCCGGGCAGCCGCATCAGCCGCGCCACCTCGCAGGTCGACCGATCGCCGGCGACGATCTCGGCCAGGGCCTTGAGCAGCTGCTCGACACCCTCACGGTATTCCTGCGCCGGTAACGGCTCCCGCAACAGCCAGTACAAATGAATGCCGCCGCCGGAGTGCACCGCTATCGTCGGCCTCGCCTCCAGCCTGCCGATTGCGGCCCAGATCTCGGCCTCCGTCTCGACAATGCCCTTGAAATCCAGATCCTGGTGCAGGCAGGCAATTTCGGCCACCGTGTCCTTCGACCGGGTCCGCGCGCCGTCGACCATGGTCGCGACACAGAAAAACACGCCGCGGCGCTTGCGGTCATGCTTGATGCAGAACTTCCGGATGGCGTCGATGTCGCGGCTCTGCAGGCTGCGCTTGTTGGGCGCCTCGTCGGCATCCCCGGGGTCGTTGGCCAGGGTCTGCAGGAAAATAGGCTGCTCTGTGCCGCCAAATAGAGCCGTGAGGAACTCTATGGATGGTAGCGATTTGGAATTGTCGTCACGATCTGGTAGTGACATGGCAGCCTCCTGTGATGCGGGTGAAAAGCGAATTGCAGGATGAAGGCCGGGAGGGATCGCAGCCCCTCCCGGCCCCTTTTATGTCCGCTGCGTGACGTTCGTCCAGCCTAGATGCGCGCGCGCACCCTGGCGATTGGCTTCGGCGCCTCCTTCGGCGCCTCTGCAGGCTTGACCGGGTCAGACACGGGGGAGGGCGTCGGTAGTGGCGTCGGCGCCGGCTTGGCCGGTTCCGTAGCCGCCTCTTCTGCCGGCTCCTCTCCGAGATCCGCGGCGAAGACCTCCTGGCCCACCCAGCCAACGATCTTCAGCTCCGGCGTCTTGATGCGGCCATAGCTCTTATTGGGATGCTCGTAGGACCGCACCCCCAGCGCGACCACGGGGAACTCGCCTTTATGCCCGCTCATCGCAGCGCCGTAGTCCTTGGACATATTTCCGACTGCGTCTCGGCCACCTTGCGAACCCGTGGTGAAAGTGAACAGCTCCCCGGTCTGCATGCCCTTCAGCAGCAGATAATTAGACTTCTGCCAGGGATCGCGCGGCTTGCCGTCGCCGTCCAGCTCCCACTCTGCGGGGTCCATATCGCCCAGCTCGTCGCGCCGCGGCGGCTGGTAGCGGTCGACCACCTTGCCCATGATATGGTCCGTAGGCTTGTTGTCGTACCACCTGATCCAGCCGATCAGCAGCTCGTTCATATTGGCGACGAACTGGGTGCCGACGGGGAAGTCTTCGTTGTCCTGGCCGACGAGCCAGTCCCCCTTGGAGAACTTCAACAGCTCGCCCACGATGTTGCGGTGGGTTGCCGCTTCTCCGTAGGCGGTAAACGGGTTCTGGGTTTCGGTGGAGACGGCCTGGTTGCTTCGCGTGGTTAGGTTATTCATAACGCATTGCCTTTCATTGTTGGCGTCTTACGATTTATCGAGCGGCGGGATGCTACTCGATCTGGATCAGCAGTCGATCGGTTTTCTCGCCAACCGTGCTGAATTGCTCGACGTCAATGCCGGCGTCGATCGCCGCCTGCTTGATCGCCTTGTTGTCGTAGGATTGTCGTCCTTTTACTTCGGACCAACTCAACACGCCCGGGATCTTGCGGATGCCCTTTTCGCGCAGCCGGGTTTTGATTTCGTCTTGCAGTTGCCGAACGCTGCTTTCGGCGGCGCCCTGCGCCTCCTGCGCCAGCTTTAAATGCGTGGCCATCCCGGTCATTTCCGCGACGAATTGCGGATCGACTGGCGCCGCCACTTCCTGGAACGGCAGGTTGCGGCGCTCGATGCCGCAGGCCTTGGTGAACGGGCAGTAGTTGCATTCGTTGCCGCCGGCGATCCAGCCCTCCGGCGGCAGCTCGTTCATCGTCGTTGCCGTCATCACCATGGTGGCGCGCTGCTTGGCGTTTTCGTACAGTTTCTCGTCGAACGGGATCACGAACTCTCGCACCTCGTTCCAGAACGAGGCGTCGATGTAGGACAGGATGCTGTGCGTCGGTTGCAGCGGCGTCAGCTCCCGGATCAGCCCCATCTGTACATGGGTCTGGAATATGTTGGCCTGCTTGGCTTGCGCGAGGTTGGTGCGAGGATCGGCAGACTTGCACTCCAGCGTCACGCAGTCGGTGTCGACGCCGATCATCTCGCGCTCAGTATCGCTCAAACCGCAGACAATGCCGTCGGGCGTGGCCGAGAGAAAGTCCGAGACGAACGTGCGCTGGTCCTTGCCGGAGTATGCCAGTCGACTGCCGAACCTGGCCCGCATGGCCGGTTCCCAGAAGGCGTCCTCGATAACAGTGCCGCGCATTTTGGCGCCCCAGTTGTCGACGTATTCGGGATCGCGCTCGACGCCGTATTGCTTGTCGTCTTCGTTCTTGAGCCAGAACATTTTCCTGACGCACTGGCCGACTTCGGATGCGCCGAGAGTGTTCATGCGATCGTGCGTGAATGTTTTGCCCGCGGACTTGGCGTAGGCGTCGAGTGTCTGCTGAATGATGTTGCTCAAGTTATTACCCTCAGTTGCTGTCGAATAATTTCAAATAATGTCGGCTCCTCGCCCGGCAGGCTGTCGTCGAACGGCGCCAGGCCAGCCTCGAGCCGCAACTTGACCAGGCGATTTGCGATGTACGACAACGCTATCTGGCGCGCCCGCAAGTCGGCCTGGTGCAGCCACTGCAGCTCGTTCAGGAAGCAGATAAAGTCGAGAGGATTGCTGTCGAACGTGAACTTTCTGACCATCAGCGCGAAGCGATCCCAGTTCTCTCCATACTGGGCCTGCATCTTGGCAAGCTCTGATCTCTTCCAGGTGTTATAGGAGCTGACCTGCTTGGATTGGTCAGCCAGCTTCTGCTCCAGCTCGCCCGGCTTCATGGGCGCATCGGCGTCACGCATGACCTGCTTGACCTCGGCTCGCTTGTTCTTGGCTTTGGTCGCTCTAGACATCTGCGCCTCGGCCAACCGGACAAACGGGTTGTCGGTCACAGCAACTTTTCCTGTTCGACCCGCGCCTTGTAGTCCCGCACGATTTCCGTCATCAGCGCCAACTCTCGATCGCGCAGCCGCTCCGTCATCTTGCCGTTGGCTACCAGGCGATCGTAGACACGCGCCCGATAGCGCAGCTCGCGCTCGACGCAGGACAGCTTATCGGCCTCGGTGATCATCATCGCAGCACCTCCCATGTTCGCAGGATCGACACGGCCTGGTCGAAGGTCTTGGCGACTTCGTAGGGGTGGTCGAGCCGTATGCAGCGGGCCTGGAAGCCTTTCTGCTCGATCGTTTGATAGTTGCCTGGCTTCTTCAGCTCCAGCCACGCCGCCTTGCCGCCAGGTAGCATAAAGCAGAGATCCGCCACGCCGGCCTTCAGTCCCTCGCTTTTCATGAGCGAGCCCATGCGCAAGGAGCGCCTGCCGGCGTTGGGAATGGCAAACCAATACGGGTCCGGATAGGCTGCGACATCCAGATACTGCAACAGCGCAGCCTGCAAATTATGCTCGCTGGGAACTGTCATCATTTCCACACCACTGCTGGCTTGTTGTAGGACAATCGGTGGTGCCTAACGCAATACGGCCTACCGAGAGGCGCGTAATGTCCGCAATATCGAAATGGCGGCCGATCCTCCATTGCGCCCAGCACCCATTT